GATCGCTGCATCCGCATCTTCAATACGAATCAGTCGATTCATGTACAACTTATCGGTCGCATTTTCCGATGCAGGCCAGAAATACAACCTGGGCGTAATTTGCTTGTCCAAGAACCACTGAGTCGGACGTGCTTCAGTTGATTTCGACGGAATATTCCAATATTCAGCCCGACCAATTTGCGACAACTGATAATCACGATCCGTTCCATCATCATTGGCCCGACGTAACACTACGTCCAGCACATCGATGGTGTACGCATCTAGATCAACGTACGTCAGACCCTTGGTGAGTGCCGTATTGGTGTTATTAATCGTCCACTGATTCAAGCCACGATTGGCCCAATCAGCAAACAACAAATTCAGGGAACGACGGGCCGTATACCCGTCGTATCCCGTACGATACTCAAGACCGCAACGCTCGAATGCTTCTTCTACGTACTCTGCAACGTCCGGTTCAAAGTCTCTGGACCCTGATGTAGCCATTTAATCTCCTAGCAAAAGAAGACAGTGACACGATCTATATTAGTGATATCTGCATAAATACCATTCGACGCATACACCCCTTGATCAGGAATGTTTAATGTCTCATTGGTATTTGCATTAACAGCAATCGTTAAAATAGCCGTTCCAGAAGCTGCACTGGCATGGTCGTAAAAAACGACAGAGCCATCTGAAGATCCACCCGCCACAATCAGTCCACGTAGCCGACAAGGATGCGCTACAAGAGCGGCATCCGCTGTCGCAGTCGCTGTTTTTACATCAACGCCTACAATTCGTGATGGCATCTTATTTCACTCCAGAATTATGCGTCAGCAAACGGTGTAGCAATCGTTCCAGAACCAAGCAACATTCCTTCAACAAAATACTTCGCACTAGCAATTGCCGTTATACGCAGATAACTGCCAGCGACACCGCCTTGGGTGGAACCGTTTTGCGTAATGACGTCGTTAGAAGAAACATCTGAAACCCACGTCTTACCTGTGGCTGCCGTGGTAATCCCGGTATATACCATACCAAGAAACTTATCGGTGCCATCGGTCTTAATGTCCATATCCGTCGCAGCTGTAACCACCACGAATGTAAAAGTCATCCCCAAGTTATTAGTTTGGGTTGGGTCAGTAGGATCAGTTGGAGTGGTTGTCACAATGCTAGGCAACGTGAAGACGCCATCAGCGACATTACACAATAGAACTTTACCTGCATGCGCCGCCACCGTGATAGTAGTATCAGCCGTCAAGCTAACGAAACTCGTTGAGCCTGCGCTGATAAAACCGCCAAGAGATCGAACCGGACCTGAAAAAGTAGTCTGAGCCACTTCATTACCTCCTTACGAAAGGATTTGCCCTAGAGTCTTCGTAAGCGTCTGCTGGGTCAGTCGCTAGGGCTGTTTTTCCCAGAAATAAAGCGATGGCCCGAAGGCCATCACTTTCACTTCCCATCAACCACCTGATGAACCGTAGATAGCTCTCGGGTTGCTCCATCCGAAAGAGTATCTCTCACGAGCTTTGTATCGAACATTGCCCGTATCGAAATCCCCTTCCATTGAGGTGCTAATCGGAGTTCTCTCAAAGTGCTTCAAACCATCAGGACAGTCAGTCAGGACGTACCATGCGTCCGTATCCGTGAGGAAATGATTAACTGTGTAACCCTGTGGGAGAAGCCCCATGTTCCGCACTGCATTGATGTCGTTGTCTGCTGTACCTGGACGGCCAGGAGTTTCAATCAGCCTATCGGCAACGAACTGCGATTGCGGAGGAACAACAAGCTTCATACCTTGCAGAGCAAGGATCATGCTTCGATCATCGGTAAAGGTCGATATCGTGATCAAGGCACTTTCCAGAGCCGTTTCGTTCAAATCCACATACGTGCTGGGGCGATTGGACAGAGTCCCACCTCCTGCCAGCGGATGCGAAGTATTCACCAAAGAAACGCCATCACCACCTGTGTAGCTGGAACTAAACGCATTGTTCAGTACAGCAGCACCTTTAACTTGCTTGCTGTGTGCCATGCTACGTGCCAGAGCTTTCGTGTAACGAGCGCCCAAGCGGTCATACAGGTTGTCTTCAACAGCCTCTTCAGTCAGAGCGAAAGCTAACGCAATGGTTTCGTGCGTATAGCGAGCCGTAAAGCCTTCGTTGGCGCTGTCATAATCAACACCTTGGCCTTCCGTCTTCACTGCCGCATTACCGAAACCAATGATCAGAACTTCTTCTTCAAACGCACGATCAGAACTTTCTGTGTCGAAAATCTCCGCAGTTTCGTTCTCGTACCGAGCGTACTCCATACCAAAAAGAGCATTGAGTCCAGGCTCAAGCTCTTTGGCGAGTTGTGCGCGACTAATAGCCATATCTCAACCCTCCTTTAAGCCAAGCCGACTTGTTTCTGACCAAACAGGTGATTCTGAATCACAACATACACGTTCGTGTTTGCTGAAGATGGATCAGAATTCTCTGGATCACCAGAAATATTAAGTGCTTTCACCGGCAATGTTGCCGTTGTCGCACCCGTGCTGACATCGAGTTCCACGTTGGAGCGCCCACTGGTGGTATCACCCACAGTGGATTGGTCAACGATGTCGAAATTACCCCACAAATCCGTCACAGGAAATGCTGCATCAGCTTGTACTTCAAAAACAACCATCGGGTCGTCAATGAAAAAGCCAACAGCATCTGTGGCAGCGTTGCCAGGCCAGTAATTGCTCCAGGTTGGGGTGCTGGTCGTGGGGTCTGTATAAAAACACCCATTAAAAACACCTACAATGATATCGCTTGTGGCACTTCCGCCATCTGCGCGTGCAATACGAGTCACTACTCCGGTTGTGCCCTGAGTAACGATATCTCCTTGGTAAATCTTAGTCGTATACGTCGCTGTAGACGTGGTAATACGATATTCAGATTGACCGCTGGAGTCGTAAGCGCCTCCTATCATGCGCACTGGGCGGAGACCAAAAGCAGCGTCATTATTAGCCATTGCTTATGCCTCCTATAACAACAATCAAAACAAAACCCTAAAAATTAATTCTTTTTAGGGCTGCCAAAAGTCACCCGGGTCTTCCGTTCTCTGCTGATCGGCATCGCCGGGTGTTCATCCCTCATGAGGTCATTATCTACTGCATTCATTTGTTGATCGGTTATCTTACCGTAGTAAGCATTCCGCTCTTGAGCAGTTTCTTCTGGAATTTTCGCCAGAATTAACCCACCCACACCGACAGTCCCTGCATGTTGGCCTTCCATAATGGTTGGGAGTTCGGACCCTTCCACTTCTTCCGGCTTCACAGGAACATAACCTTCACGTAAACGCATGTGAACGTTGGTGCGATCCTCTACTCCACGGATGTGAGTACGTATCCAACGATACCGCATCCCTGGAGGAGCATCAGGAGCATCCAACAATTGCGGGGGCTTCCACGGTTGACGAGCAGTTGTATCTTCTCGAGTGTTGTCATTCCGGGAACTACGATCAGTACCCGAACTCGAGGATGCACTCTCATCTCCTTGAATTTCCTCGCTCATGATTGTTGTAACCTCATTTTCTGTTTCGCGTATTCCTTGAATGGAACCCCCAAACGTTGAGCTAACTGCTGTTCACTTGGAGTCAATTCAATCCTACGATCATTTTGACTGCGTCCATTTCCAGTTGTGCGCGTAGTGGAGACGACAGTTTGGACGGGTTGTCTGCCATTTCCTGCGTTTGTATTAGGATTAAAAGAATTTGTTAAGTCAGAAACTTTCTTTTTAATCCCGTTATCCAGTTGAGAATAGTATTGGTCTGATTCAGTGTCAATGCCGCTCTGGGCCAACTCTTGATGAACTTCGAAGGCTACGTTGGTCAAACCCTTATTAGTTCCGAACCATTCGTTGTCCGTCGCCCACTTTTTTGCTCTATCTGAAGGCTCTGTGTAAACAGGCTCTTGAGCTTGTTGTGGCGCCTGTTGAGGCATCTGCTGCGCTTGTTGGGCCAGTTCCTGCTGTTGGGTGTTATAAGTCTCAAGATTCTTTTTATAATCATCCAACTGCTGCTTGTACTGATTAAGCGAACTGCGATCTGCTTCAGCACGCGCCAGTAATTGCTGTGCGTCCACCAACGCTTCCTGATCACCGCTGTCATATGCCTTCTGCATAATTGACTTGGCGGCATCCGCTTGAGCATCCACACGATTTTCAAATTCGTCGGTATAATTTTCCTGAACCTTAAGTTGGTCTTCTACCGCCGAATTCTGGCTGTAAGACAACTGATTCGAAAGCTGCTGATTTTGTTCCAGCAATTGCTTGGCGTATTGAAGTGCCTGCAATTCACGTCGTTGAAAATCTTTTGCTTGTTTAACCGCTTGGTTAATACGACTTCGCGCTGTTTTTGCTCTTTTTTCTACTTCAGATAAATCCCCTTCTTCCTGCGACTCTTGCGAAGCCTCAAAGTCTTCCTGAATGGAATCGTCAGTTACAGGCGCAAGACTTTCCGCCTCTTCTTCGGTCAACTCCACATAAGTTGATTCTTCTGAAACATCCTCTTCCACGCGTTTGTTTTCAGGCAACGCTGCCTTATCAATCTGTTCATCGTTCAGATTGGATAAAGCTTCCGATAAAGTTTCTTCTGCCATGGTGCTCTCCTAAACCGCTTTGATGTCATCGGGATTTAAAACCGTCCCGATCACTTCATCGTCATTGATGATTCGTACTTCTTCTCCATCCTCTAACAAGAATCGAGCGCCTGCGTAACGTCCCACCAATATCCAATCACCCTTTTCACACCAAGGGATACCTGCAAATTTAGTATCGTCTTGGTAAGCCAAGGGGCCAAGTTTCAACACATATCCCACCATGGTCGCGAGATTTTCCCGCTCCACCGTTTGTTGCGTTAAAACAATACCGCCATCAGTAACCCCTTTTCCTGCATAAGGCAGCACCAATAAGCGCCAGCCAACAGGATCGGGCATACGTTCTAGAAGAGATTTATCCAGTAAAGAAGGGTCCAGTACTACATTCTCTGGTTCTGTGTATGCGTCCTTTAAGGACGGGTGTTTCGCGACGGTATCTGGAAGTTCCAGATTACTCATCGAAGTCGTCTCCTTGCATTTGCAATGCTTCTCTTAAGTCCTGACGTAGGGTGCGAAGCATTGATAACTCACCCATAACGTATCGATATTCTTCAATGGTTTTGATATTTCCGCCTGCTAGGAGATCTACGGCTTGATTCTCAAAATCGTTGAGTTTTTTAAAAACATACTGTGCTATGGCGACCGCATCCATTTATTTGCGTTTATTCATCTTCCGAAATGTTAACGCAAGACGAGCTCGCCTAGCTGTTTTACCACCACCCTCTGCCGCTTTCTTAAGTTTCGACAAAGGAATTTTTTCACCTTCTTTCACCTTTAACGTCTTACGTAAGGCTCCTTTTTTAAGGTTTTTAGGAATCCAGTTCTTTTTTGATTTGGCCATTAAATATAGTTCCATCCACGGCCCAATCCACGATATCCTCGTTCGCCTTGCAAACCTTGCATTCCTTGTAGCCCTTGTAAACCCATCAGACCTTGTAAACCTTGGAGACCCATTTCACCCTGCAAGCCTTGGCCGCCCATTAAACCTTGAAGTCCTTGCAAGCCTTGTAACCCTTGAGCACCCA